TCCGTCTGCGGTTGCTCGCGACTTTGGCGGGCGCGTCGTCGTGCCCCCGGGCGGCTACGAAAATCCAAAGGTCCCCTCGCATCAGTCGCGCATCGGCGCGCTCATAAAGGAATTTGGAAAGAATGAGGACGCGGCGGAGACGATGTCCGGCATGTTACACACTCTCACTCATCATGGTGCTGATCCGTCATCTCTCCTTGACTTCATGCGTTTCCTCGGCTTTCTTGGTGCAATCGCCTTGGTCGATTTGATCGCGTTGGCGCTAGGATTTGGAGGCGGGTCATGAAGGATGCACAGGGCCACGGATCGAATGCGCGCGGTTTCAGCATGCTCGATGTAAACGGCAAGGGTATCATGCCCAGTCGTCCGTTTCGCGAGGGCACCGCTCATCAGGTAGCGCTTGCCGAGGACCACGGCAAAATCGACAATGGTATCCACTCACAGACGATCAATGATCTTCCGCAGATGCAGCGCCGCCACTACGAGAACATCGCTGCCGAGCTTAAAGCTCAGGGCGCTTCGGCCAAATCATCGGTTGATCATGGCTCGCGTGTCCGGCAGTATGCCGACAGGCTCGCGACGACCAATCCACTCTTCAATCGCCAGCGCTTCATTTCAGCGGCCACACCATGAAGGATGCTCGTGGCCACGGTAGCATTGGTAAGGGCAGCAATTCGGCGCTGACCAAGACACAAGGTCCGGCGTCGCCGATGCCTCGCGGCCCAAGTGGTCATGGTGGCAAGCATATGTCTGGCGGTGGCGTCAGTACTCAAATTCACGGCGGCGCTCCTGTACCATCGAACGCGCAGGCCGCGCAGGCGTTGATGTCAACGCTGAAATCTACTCAGGCTCCGGTCCATCCAGCAATGGTTGGTCATCGGCAAACTCATTCACCGGATGGCGGGTCAGCATCATGAAAGACGCATTAGGTCGCGGCAGCAATGAGCGCGGCGGGCTATCCATCCCGGATCAGCATCGAGCGCGCATTCGTGCGGACAGTGGGAAAAACCCTTTGAAAGGTTACTTCCTCGGAGGCGGCACGGCGGCGTCTGATCAAGCTGCACGAGAAATTCTGGCGAACGGTCCGAAGTCGGCACCGGCTCCCGTGCATGGCGGCATGAAAGGTCCCCTAACTGCGGAGCAGAAAGACCAGATCGGCAAACAAATATACGGACGCTTTCTGAAATGAAACGCAAACAGGATGTCAACGATGAAGACGCGGCGAGTGCGCTACGCTACGGAGGCAAGTCTGGCGCGGTGGCTACGCACGATGCAATGCAGCAGTTCGCCGAAGAGGCCGACGATGACAACCCGGACCCCAACGGCGACTGGGATGAAGAAGATTGGGCCGCATACGAACAAAGGAATTGATCATGGCTAAAGATGCACGAGGGCATGGCAGTGAAGGGCGCGGTCCGCACCCTTGGCAACGAGTACAGGGCAGCAACGGACGCGGTCCTCAGCCGCACTCTGAGGGCGAAGTAAGACTTTGGGATAACAGCCCGCACATAGACGCGGCAAAGACTAGCTATAGCGGCGATGCAAGCGGCAATCTCAACAGCCCGCTTGTCTCCAACGCGACAGCAGCGCGCGAGCTTGCGAGCGGACCGAAGTCGGAAGCTGCTCCGGCGCATGACAGCATGATGTCCGGGATGGGCGGCCCCCCGCCGGTCCGGTCCGCTGACAGTCAGCGTGAGTACGACGAATACAATCGCGATCTCAAGTTGCGCTCTCGCAACGGACAGGTCGGCAGCGGTATGAAATTCCGAGGCTGAGATGAAAGACCCTCTGGGACATGGCAGCGATGGGCGTGGAGCATTTAAGGCTCCGACGCATCAATTCAAAGTCGAACGCCACATCGCGTTCCACGGCTCGACTGCCGCTGGCCAGAAGGTCATGACGACGGGCAACATCTGGCAGAAAGTCGGCGGCGGGCGCAGAGCCGTCGCTGAGAAGCTCGCCCAGTTTCAACGTGTCGATAACCCGAACTCGCGAGTGAGGATCAGATGAAAGACCCATTAGGCCACGGCAGCAATGCACACAACAGCGGCATCGCTCAGGTCGGCAAGCCGATCTTGAGCCCCAAGGTGGTGCAAGGTATTCTGAACACGCCACCGGGATCAGGCTTCACGATGCGGCTCAAGGACGGCGAAGCGCCGCCGAATGGCTATCAAGTTTCCATCCCCGGCCATGCACTTGCCAAGCCGCTCGGCAGTGCGGGCAGTGGCGAAGCGGAGTTGCAGGCGTGGGCCATGCAGCATTCGGCGGCGCTCAAGCAGGCGGGCCATGTCGGCGGCTATCACAACGATGTCACCGGAAATTTCGAGATCGAGCCGTCGCAAAATATCGGCAATCGAAATGCCGCGATCAGAACCGGCACGAGCCGAAACCAAGTTTCGATTTGGGATAACCGGAAGGGTCGCGAGATCAAGACCGGCGGGACTGGGGCCTAACTCGCCTTCGCGTAGTTGCTAGTTGTTCGTTCGCCGTCAAGCCTGTAAGCTTGGCGGCGAAATCACATCTGCGCGCGAGGACCACATCATGGTAGCCAATCACCCGGGAATGACCGATCAGACTTCGAGCAACATCGCTCGCGACGGCGCGGCCAAGCGTCCGCAGGCCAATGTCGCTATCGCGCATGGCATGACGGATCAGACCAAGCTTTCTGGCATTTCTCCCGACGTTTCGTTCGATGGAGCGCCGGATGCATCGAGCCCCAACCCGCTCGATCCGTCGCCGAAGGTCAAGAAGTTCGACAACGTGAAGGCTTCGTGGGGCATGCGAGACGCCAACGGCCAGTCGGTCAATGGCGAACTCGGCAAGGCCGTCCTTACGGAGGCCGCGAGCCTCGGAAGGTAACACCATGCTTCCAGCATGCTCGTGGCAGACGTTCTGCGGATTTTTCCTCGCGGCTCTCGGGGCCGCGATAGGCTGGGGAATGGGGCTGTTCATTGTGGCCCAAGTTACGCGCGCAATCGTGCGGCTGTTCGGTATCAACTGATCAAGAGGTAACGAAAATGGCGAACGTGCCAGCGGACGACGAAGAGTTCATCGGCTCCCACATGAAGGCCAAGAACGGCTACGGCCAGAATGGCTATCAGGGTGCGTCGAGCGATCTCCCGGGCGAACATACGACCTCCGACTTCTTGCCGCAGGCGGAAGTGCCGACTGACGACTGGCAGACGCGCAAGGTCAGCGCCGAAGGCTACTCGCCCGCGCATGGCATGAAGGCTCCCGCTGGGGGCCGCCCGTTTGCCTCGCAACGCGAGCCGGTCAAGGTTCTTGACGAAAACGTTCGACGCCCCCGCATCCAAGCCGCGCCGGGCTCATTTCAGAGGTAACTCCAAGTGTTGAAATTCGCAACGCTGTCTCTCGCTGCGCTTCTCATTTCCACGTCCCCGACACTCGCCAAGAAAGCGCCGGAAGCGGCCCGCGTCTGTCTCTCGCCCGAGGGCTTCATCAAGACTGCCCCGAACGGGTACTCACTTATCGCCAGTGTCGAAGGTGAAGAGCTTGCCCGGCTCGACAAACTTCGGCCCGGCACTCTACCGGACGGCTCCGACCGCATCTTGGTGTTCGGCGTGAATGGCTCAGAAGAAGTCTATGTCATGCTCGTCTTCAAGAAAAACTGCATTTTGGGTAAGGGCGGCATCACGCCCAACTTCCTCGCCAAGCGGTTTGCGCCGACCGACGATGGAAAAATTTGATGCCAAAACAGAACACGTGTGCACCTTCAAGTTTACACATTAGGCTCCAACGTCAACTCGAAGGTATCGAAAAGCATTTGGAGCAGTTTCCGAACGACAAGCTGAGCCAACAGCGTGCGAGCACAATCCGCGCCGAACTCAGCAAATGATACGCGAACGCGCATAATCTGAGATTATGCGCGAACCCGTATAGGACGCGGCGCGCATGAGCGCGCTCCATCGCATGTGCGATGATGCAGTGCTGGAGGATACCCGCATGAGCGGCAAAGACGACGATAATTTCGAAGACATTCTTGGGCCGAACCCTGAGCCTGAGAATTTAGTCGATGCAGAGCCACCGCAATCATGGCCCATGGGCGAAGCGAGCCGGGCTCTCCTAGAGCGCTCACGCTCTTATCCGATGCCTAAAGCCCCCAACGAAATCAGTATCAGGGGCAACGCCACCAAGAACTCCCCCCTTCGGCTCCAGCGTATCCTCCGGTTTGCTACCGAGATGCCGGTCAACTCGGCAATCTGCAAGCGCGCGGGTATCAGCCTAACAACCCTCAAGTATTGGCTCCAGAAATCCAAGGAAGGCAAGCCGGGGGATGGTTTCGATATAGCGCTCGGCGTGAACGACGAGAATGAGACGCTGGACAATACCGTGCGTTTTCATGAAGCGTATGATCTTGCTTTTCAGGCCGGGGTTGAAGCTGTCGATGCCGTCGTGCACGAGTATGCGACTGGCTACCTTGAGCCGCAAGTCTACAGAGGCCGCGTTCAATACCGGCTCGATCCAAATACAGTCAGCGACTATACCTCTCTCGGTCTTCCGATTGATGACCGTGACGAGAGACTTTGGTTGCGCGACGATTTCGGCTCTCCAATTCCCGAGACAGTCAAGAAGATTGACCCCGATCTCGCGATGGCCATCCTGAAAGCTAAACATCCCGCATACAGACCCAAGCCGGTTGATGTCAACGTGCGCGGCGGCGTGCTTGTTGTCGGCGTGCGTGCGGCCACGTCCGAAGCCCTCAATGCCATTGAAGAGGCCAACATCCGAGCGAACCGGCCTCCGGTCGTGTTCGTCGAAGACGATGAGGGCTGAATAAAATGGGCTTCGCGAGCGTAGCAGAATTTCGGAAAGAGGGCGCTGAGTACGTCCCGTATGTTCTCGACGATAATAACGTGATGCGCGCGGTCGCGTGGGCACCGCAACCGGGTTCGCAAGAACTCTTCTTGATGGACCCTACTGTCGAAGTCCTTTACGAGGGTACGCGCGGCCCGGGCAAAACTGACGCGCTCATTATGGACTTCTGTCAGGAAGTCGGCAAGGGCTGGGGCGCGGAATGGAAAGGCATTCTGTTTCGCCGCACGCATCCGCAGTTGCGCGACATCATTGAAAAATCGAAGAAATGGATCAAACGCATCTGGCCCGATGCGATCTATAACGAAGTCAAGACGATGTGGGAGTGGCCGACAGGCGAGCGCCTGTACTTCGCCCATTTCGACGTAGCTTCGCAGTACAACGACTATCACGGCCACGCTTACCCGTGGATTGGCTGGGAAGAGTTGACGACGTGGGCTACTCCAGACTGCTACAAGGTCATGTTCGCTTGTTCGCGTTCGACTATCAAGGGGATGCCTCGTAAAGTTCGGGCAACGACGAACCCATACGGCGTGGGCCATAACTGGGTCAAGGCGCGCTTCAAACTGCCGATCAACGGGCTGATCAACGGGAAGCGTATCACAGTCGGGCCGCTCATCACGGACAGCGTGGACAAGGACGGAAATCCTGAACCGCCGCGTCGCGCCATCCACGGCTATCTCGATGAGAACGTGATCTTGCTGCACGCCGACCCTGAGTACAAGGGCCGCATCAGGGCGGCTGCTCGAAACGCATCCGAACTCGCGGCGTGGATGGACGGTTCATGGGACATCGTCGCTGGCGGCATGTTCGACGATATCTGGTACGAGTACAAAGACACGATTGTTGTGCAGCCGTTTCCGATCCCGCCGGGCTGGAAGATTTATCGGGCTTACGATCACGGCTCATCGAAACCGTTTTCGGTCGGATGGTACGCTATCAGCGACGGCACTGACTTGAAGCTTCCGGATTTTACCGATCCAGTGGAGAAGAAAGTCTACAAGGGCGGCACGCGCGCTACCGTGCGCGGTGACCGTTTTCGTTTCAAGGAATGGTACGGCTGGCGTAGTCATCAGCCCAACGAAGGAACGCGAATGCTCGTTGCGGATATTTCGAAGGGCATTATCGAGCGAGAGATCAAGTGGGGCTTACGCGCCGCCGACGCATCGTGGACGCGCGTGTCACGCGGCCCAGCGGACACGCAGATTTTCGACGACAACGCGAACGGTTCGGATATCTCGATTGCTACCGACTTTGAGAAGCCGGTCACCATCAACGGCGTGAAGCATCGCGGAATTTTCTGGGAACGGGCAGACAAAGGGTCTGGCTCTCGCGAGCAAGGGTGGGAGCAGATCAGAAAATGCCTCAAGGCGACCAAACGTCCGCCGGGCGGCTTCCGGGAAATCCCCGGGCTGTTCATCACCACCGAGTGCGTCAATTGGCTTCGGTGCGTGCCTGTGCTGCCGCGAGACGAGTTGAAGATCGATGACGTTGACGATGAGAGCGAAGACCATAACGGCGATGAGACAAGATACATGCTGCGCTTCGAAGCCCGGACTATGAGTTCGGGCCGGGTCGGGGCTTGACAATATGGTTAACAGGGTGCTAGAGACCACGGCCCCTAGATAGGATTTATCATGGCACTTCCAGATCGGCACCCAGAGTACGTCGAGCGTCTCGGCGAATGGATACAGTTGACCGACACCTATGCGGGCGAGCGCGCCGTCAAAGCAAAGCGCCTTGACTACCTACCCGCCACCGAAGGCATGGTACAGGACGGAATGACGACGCCGACTTCGCCCGGCTGGCGAGATTATGAAGCCTACCTTATGCGGGCTTTCTACCATGACGTTGTCAAAGACGCCGTGAAGGCCATGGTCGGCATCATGCATAACAAGCCTGCCGTGATCAAACTCCCGAAACGCCTCGCTGGCATGCTGGAGAATGCGACCATCCAAGGCGAGGGGCTCCAGATGTTGCTCCGCCGGATCAATGTTGCGCAACTCGTCATGGGACGCTGCGGCATTCTCGTCGATGCGCCACAGGGCGTGGACGCGGACAAGGCAACGCCCTATCTCTCATTTTATGACCCTATTCGCATTATCAACTGGGATGCAGGCAAGCTCAATGAGGGCATGAACGAACTCGATCTCGTTGTGCTCGACGAGGGCGGCTATCGCCGCGAAGGCTTCACGTGGAAGACCGAAAAGAAATACCGCGTTCTCACGCGCGGCGGTCAATCCGAACTCGATAGCGGCTGGGAGCGCCCGCCGGTCGGTGCGCCATACGGCGTCTGTGTCAAGGTCAACGATACGAGCATGCCCGTGCTTACGGATTTCGTCTACCCAAGCATCGCAGGCAAAACTCTCGATCAAATTCCGTTCGTCTTCATTGGGGCGAACGATCTGGTGCCCGAACCCGAAGTGTCCCCACTTCTTGGGTTGTCGAACCTCGCGCTCGCGATCTATCGAGCCGAGGCTGACTATCGTCAGACTTTGTACTTGCAAGGTCAGAACACGCTCGTCATCATCGGCGGCAATGTCGATGAAGCCGCACCGGAGCAAATCCGCGTCGGCAATAAAGGCGTCATCGACTTGAAACTCCAAGGCGACGCGAAATACATCGGCGTCTCCGCTGCTGGTCTCGGCGAAATGCGCCAGTCACTCGAAGCTGACAAGGCGTCTGCCGCGCAGGCTGGCGTTGCCTTCTTGGATGTCGGCAATGCCCGTGGCGAAACTGGCGAACCTCTCCGCATTCGCGTGGCCGCTCGCACGACCACCATCTCATCTGTTGCCCAATGCGCCGGGTCCGGACTTGAGCAGGCGCTCAAGTTCTGTGCCGAGTGGGTTGGGGAAGACCCGGAAGAAGTTAGCGTCGAGCCGACGACTGACTTCGCCGATCAGACGGTCGCTGGCGCTGCACTGCTCGCCTTCATGCAGGCGAAGCAACTGGGTCTGCCTCTGTCTCTTCGTTCGATGCATCGCATGATGAAAATGAACGACATGACGGAGATGGACTTTGAAGAAGAGAACTGGCAGATCGAAGAAGAAGCCGCGTCGATGCTCGGGACAATGGTCAGCCCATTCGGGAGCGTTACGGACGATACGTTCTTGGATGAGGACGTTAGCCCCGTGCCCGGCCCGGAGACAGGAAGTCCGGGAGGCACTCCGCCTGCCCCGGGTCAACCACCGGCTGCTCCCGCCACGCCCACCCCGCCAAATAAAAATACCCCGGTCAAGCCGAACGCGCAAAGCAAGAAGGGGTATACACGCGGGTCGCCAGTCCCGCTGAAACGGAAGGTCGGCAAGAAGGGTGCGTCGGCAGGAAAATGACCTTCAATCCTGATGAGCCGCGCGACGCACACGGACGTTGGGGATCGGGAGCGTATGACGCGCTCACGGTCAACTCGATCCTGAATAGCTCCGAAGTCGCTAAAGCGGGTTCGCGCTCCAATGAGGATATCGCCAAAGAGTTGAACGCACGCGGGCAAGCGGCGCTCAAAGAGCTAGGCATTTCAAGCGGCGTGATTGATGCGCCCAGCCCAAAGGCGGACAACATTGTTTCGAGTGCTATCGCTTCGGAGATCGCGAACGAACTTTCGCGCGGAGCCGCCAAGCACGCGGACGACTGGTACACGAGCAAGATGAATGATGCTATGAGTGTCGCAGAGAAAATGCACCCGGAGATGGTGAACAATCCGGCAGCAAAATTCGCATTCACGGCTGCGATGGCGGTCACAAGTCAGGGCGAGACCGTCCCGAGCAACACTCGTCTCGCCGACAAAGCATACGAAGAGTTTGCAAAGACCGGGAAGTTTCCGACCAACATGGAGGCTTCCGCCCAGAAGATGATGAACAATGGTTTCGATAAGCTCAACAAGCTCATCGATACCACGGGCGTCGCAGGGACGCAGAAGTTTTTGGATAAAGAGTTCACAGTGGGAGAACTGACAAAGATGGGCTACCCCATAACCGGAGAGAACATGGGGACCAAGGTCTATGGCTCCGCGATCTTGGGGCCAAAAATCGGACAGGGCTTTTATCAGAACCTCAATGGAAATTTCAAGCCTCTGACCGCCGATATGTGGCTCATGCGAAGTTGGGGCCGCCTCACTGGAACGCTGACCGGAACGTCGGATGTGGCTAAGCCAAAGGCGCGCTTTGAAGCGGCGCTCAAGGCCGCTGGGCAAAAGGTCCCCGGGACCCAAGCGAGTATGGTCAAGAAGGCCGCAGAAATACGGTTGATACATACGAGAGATTTTTCGAATGACCGCGAAGCGTTTGATGCGGGAAAGAAAGCCAAGTCGGAATTGACATATGCTGCTGAGCGATACGAGTTGGCGGTGAAGGGTATCAAGGATCAGCCGGGGAGCGGCAGTCAGCGACAACATATCCGCGACGTGTTCGATCAGGCTCAACAGAAACTCGCCGATGCCGGACACAAGATGACTATCGCTGACATGCAGGCAACGTGGTGGTACCCGGAAAAGCGGCTCTACACAAAAATGGGAAGTCGCAACACGGAACGGCTCATTACCGACTACAGCACTGAACTGAGAAAGATGGCGACCGGGAAAGGCGTGAAGCTATGACCTTCGACCCTAATGAGCAACGCGACGATCACGGGCGCTGGGGGTCGGGTAACTCCGATCTTACACCAAAAGCAATTTCAGCGCGGCAGGCCCACACTGGCGTTGTCTTGCACATGACGGTTCCAAAAACTGATGTGGTTTTTAGTACTTCATACAGCGCCTTCACCAATCCCTCTGTTCCAAATTGGAATGAGTTTTTAATTC